ATCATCGGGGGCATATCTAACACGAATATCGATAAAATCTCTACCCGTATTAGAATCATCTGCCGCATCTTTGACATTCAAGTAAGACGGCATTTCAATCGCAAACGCACTCGCCGATACAAAAAGTATGGCTAATGCGAGAATAAGAAATCTATACTTTCTCACTTTAACCTCCTTATATTGTATCGCCGTTTAACAGAACACCATTCCTCTTTAGGTTCGTGCAACATTGATTAGCCATCAACAGAATTTGTGCACTCTTAGCATCTTGATTCGTTGCCCTTATGAAAGGGGTAATGGCAAAATCAGCATCTTCGTGAACCGCCCAGCGAATAGTATCTGTATTGATGAAATATGTGCTGTCCGCAACAGTATTATCATCAAATATCATGGGAACACCCTTAAACCTCATAACGTGCATACCCGCATCGCCCTTTATTGAATTAAAGGGAGATGAAACAATGAACCTGTCGGATATGTTAGCAGTCGCAGTAAGCAAACTTTCATAGTTTTCAAACACATCTTGCGTGGAAACTATTAGATTTACTTTTTCTGTTCCAGCTAAACAATCGTTATAAAGAGTCCTCATTCTGGTTAAACCATTGACGGAGAAGTCATTAGCGACATCTGCCGACTGGTGTCTCCAAAACGTGGATGTAGCTCTACTCACAATTTTGTTATCGTTAAAGCTCTTTATCTTTAACTTCTTTAGATTTCTCTAAAGTTCGGACTATGTCATCACGATTAAGTAGTTCCTCAATCGTGTCGGGCACTCGTGTTGGCATTATTCTTTCGTCAGCCATTAGTCTCTGAACCTTCCCCATCTCTTGCGATATGGGGCTTGGCTGCAAGTTGGCTATATCACTTTCTTGCAATTCACCCGATTTTTTATGGAGTTCAATATGACACTTCTCACAAAGGGTAATAAGGTCGCTGTATTTATGTGCCTCTACAATTAAATCGGCAAGTAAGCTAACATCATTATTAATTGACAAATGTGGATATAAGCTACAAACATCTTTTATGATAGAAGCAAATCTTCTAATATGATGAACTCTTGGTTTTATCTTTGAGCCACAATACTGACAAGTAAAATTATCTCTTTTCAGTATTTTTCCACACAACGATTCAAGTCTCATTCTTGCTAATTTTTCCAATTTAGCACTTTTAGTTCCGTTCATTCGTTTATAAGCATTTTTACAAGATGAGTTGCAGAAAAAATTACCACTTGAACTTCTATAATAGCAAAATGCAGCTTTATTGCGATTAATTGGCTTACCGCAGAAAGAACAATATTTTACTATTCTTTTCCTGTCAAACTTACCCCTACACTCCCTATTACAAAAATGTTTTTTATACTTATTGAATGATGAAACAATAATACTTAACTTATTTCCACAATAATCGCACTTAACAATTACCCTTTTTGACATCCCCAATGAACGACAATGTGGGGAACAATAAACAACATTTCCCCTATCACTTGGGCGTCTGTGTTCAAATTCCTTACCACAATATTTACACTTATTTTTTATTATCGTTCTCGGAAAAGGCATATCAATACTCCATTTGGTGGTCTAATTTGAACTCTAATTCCCACTCTAAACCACCCGTTGTTCCTGTCGTAGTTGAAGTTGAGAGAATATTCTGCAAACCATTCAAGTCATTACTTGCATCGCCCGCACTACCGAATAATTGAGTAGAAACACCCTCTCTCATAGATATTTCAGCTTCTTCAATTTTGGTCTGAAGAATATCAATTATTTTTGTATCACCTGCGTTCTTCCTCAATAGAGGACCGTCTATCGTAATACTTACATACAGATTCTTCCAATTCCATCTGGAGAATACCTGATTATCCTGTGGTGTCGTATTTAATACATCATACGAAGCATACGAACCAAAGGTATCATTATTCGCTCCATGAATAGGATACCGAAGTGTTGAACCGCCCGACTTCATTTCCTTCATTCCTCTGTCTATCAAGAAAAACAGATATGGAATGTTAGTTGAAACGGCATCAGCAAACATCGGTCTATATTTAGCGTAAGTAGTTGATAGCAGGATGTCTATATTAGAAGAAAGCGTTAATCCGCCTAATCCCATATTAACTCCTTACTTAATACCCAATTCTTCTCTGGCTTTAGAAAACGCTTTTAGAATACCAGCTTTTCTCTTATTAGGATTTATCGGACCTTTCTCATATTCTATTTCACTCTCCGAAGCCGAGGTAGAAGTGGGTTTACTTGTTACTACCTTTTTCTTTACACCCATTTTCTTACGGTATTCCTCCACACCAGCATCCTTGAGGGCTTTTTCGCCTTTAGCGAGAATGTAGAGATGCTCAAGGGATGGATTACCCCCTATTTGCTTATTTATCTCTACCATCTTCTCCCGAACTCCATCAGCGTCAGAGTGGGACTTCTTAAAATCGTTCCAGAGAAAATTACCGAGTTGCCCCTTTAACGAAGCAATCTCATTTTTATAGGTCTTTTCTCTTTCCGATAAAGTAGTATCCATCTCTTTTTTAACCCAAGTTTGTAGGGTTCTCCACGCCTCTTTCTGTTCAGCGGTCATCTGACTTTCATCAATCAAGGGTTTATCTTCACTCTTGGGTTGTGTCATATCAACCAGCTTTTTTTCGTATTGGCTACGAAGTTCCTCAAGTTGTTTTTCCTTAGCTTCTAACGACTTACGGTTTTCCGCAACCGCCTGTGTCTTTTTCACATAGTCGGCTTGCATACTCTTGTAGGTCTTTTGAAGCTCTGGTGGAAGTTTGGACACATCAACTTCGGTAGAGTTCTTGTCCTCGGATTGCTCTCCTGCACCTTGAGTTTCTTCCGATTGCTCGTCAGTTCCTTCATCGAGTTCTTTCGATTGCTCGGTGCCTTCACTTTCGAGTTCTTCTGAATTGCTCTCTGGTAAAAACATTTTTCCTCCTTACTTTGACTTTACATCAGAATTACTTTTCTGACTTACAGCACTAATCGCACCTTTTTTTGGTTTCTCCGGGTTTTGGCTTCCCTTTACTTTCTGCCCACAACCCTTGGAGAATTTATCAGTTCCAGCCATGGCTATCCTCCTTAAAAGTAGTTTTTTGCCTTATTTCCGGGCTTTTCACTCTTATAGTTGGGGGAAGAAATAGAACGCCTACTCCCCTTCCCACTTGTAGAACCCGAAATCTGTTTTTCACTCTTTAACGAAATCTTGCCTGTCACATTTTCTATCTGGTCACCGAGTGCCTTACCTTCCCACTCAGAGCTTCCAGAAACTCCCTTATTTACACTTGCATAAAACACTCTTTCCCCCTTTTCTTTTCCGTATTGTTTTTTCATTGAAGCCATTACTTTTCTACCAGATTTTGTTAATGGCATAACTCCTCCTTATCCTTCTGACCACGAAAATTTATAACTTACTTCATTCGTAGTACTCAAATTATGTATCCTGAAAAAATATGTAGCACTTTCCTTTAAGATTATCTCATTAAACACTCCGGCACTTCCCGATTGCTGAATACCAAAATTACCGGTATCACCGAAAGCAAATGACTCTATAAAATTCCCCGAAGCAGTCGGTTCGTTTGTTCCATATTTCAATACCAAATCAGCCGTATTGGTTGAATTTCTATCGTGATTATATGGTGTTATGGTAGTCCCACCAGCGATAGTGGCATCCTCATAGAAAAATATTTGCGTATCACCTGTTCCGGCAAATGAGTAGGTAAAATGACATTCCTCGGCAGGAACGGTTATACTTATAAGTTGATGTCCCGCCCCCGTAAAGGCATTAAAACTTGCTACGCAATATCTTTTTTCCTCATGAATATCGTAGATAGTTTCACTAACACAAACCAAACCACCATCCTTGCCATCTATTGATAGGTTTTTCCCGTCAGATGATGTAAATACGGGTTGATTACCCTCATGAACTAAAACCCTCTGTGGTTGGCTGAAAGCAACGCTACAAACCAACATCAAAATACATAAAAAAGAAATTATCCTCATACTTTCCTCCCGTTTCTCATTTCATACTCCCTTTTCTTCTGTGCCATAATATATGGTCTTAAATCTACACTACCCCTTTTTACTTGTTGGTAATGATTTTCAATAAGGTTTCTTCTCTTTTCTCTAATTTCCTCGCTATACCAACGCTTTCTCTTATTCATTGTTTGACCACTAAATCTATCATCGGTAAGCCCGTATTGTTTCATAAGTTGTCTACGGTGCTTATGGGATTTAACAAGCATTGGTTTTCCATTTATGTTCTTAGTAACAAATGGATATAATCCCGTCTTTTCTGCCCCTATCCCAGTTACTCTCATTCCATTCCCATTCCTCTTGGGGGTGAAGCACCCGTTCCCTCTTTAACACCTTGAGAACCCATAGTGAAAGTATCACCCTGCCTTGTAGCACCCTGCTCGGTTATGTTTTTAGGGGTTAGTGCCTCATTCCTTGAACCTCTCGCAAAACTCCTTCTTTCTTCTATAAACGCAACATGGCTCTTGATGTGCTGTGCCATCTCCGGTGTAGTGCTGGCAGGGTCCTGTGCCATAATTGAGTGTATCTTCAAGTGTATATCATGGTCGTCGTTAGGGTGGACTAACTGAATTATCCTGTTAGCGAGTAATTGGTTTTCCTGTTGTGCTATTAACTGCTCATCTTCCACGCCACCGGTAAATAACTTGCTGTCCTTAAGAGCCGGAAACCTCTTTGCTATCTTCTGTAAAAGTAATCTTGGATTTACAAATCTTGCGAACATAGGGTTTGATAGAACTCCTATGGCTAAATCTATCAACTGCTTTCTTTCGATAGAAGTATCCATTGGCGGTTGGGTTGAACCTGCCTCAACCTTAATCCCCACCTCTGCCTGTAAATCCTCTCTCGTTCCTCGAATATCAACCTCTTTTCCCTCTACCATCATTCTTAGGGAGAATGTCCTATCGACATACTGCCTTAATATTTGTATAAGTTTCCTCGCAACGTTTCTCGTAAAGTCCTCTACAATATCCTGTTTCTCGGCTATTCTTAATGTAGAACCCCTCTGGACTATCGCTGCCTCAGTTGCCGTATTAACACCCGGTGCAGCACCGCCACCCAAGAGTAATTGTGATATTCCAGATATTTCCATTAAGTCGTTTTTAATAGCGTCATTTACTCTATACAAGTCCTGTGGAACTGTAATATCTGGTGTGGGGATAACTTTAGTAATATCATTAACCTCAGCCACCAAACCCGTTTCTGGCTCTTTCAGTATATCCACTTGGTCCTGTGTCATGGCACCCTTTTCCACAAGATACTTCCTCATAAACTTCTTTCTGTGTTTAACCATAGCAGTCCTTAATCTTGAGAGTTCAGTAAGTTGGGGTATTAGAGGTTCTATATCACTCATTGGGTAGAAATTAGATAATTCATCTGAGTTTGGAACTAAGTTAAACTGAAGCGGAACATAGGGAAAACCCTCTATATCTAAAAACCAATCTTCTTCCTTTAGGGGTTTGGTAGCACCCTTACCGAATGTATAAATCTTTTGTGAACGCTTATCCCAAACCTCCCAGATAACAACCTTGTTAGATTTCTCACTACCCGACATTTTAGATGCAAGTTGCCCTATCTTGGAATCCGGCTGGCTCATATTGGGGACATCTATTGCTGAAAACCCTGTATCAAGTTTGTGCGTAGGGGTTAGGTCCTCCGTATGTTTCAAGGATTTATCTTTCTTTACATCTTCTATATCCATTAACTTTTCTTCTATGATATATGGCATATCTTCAAATCTGTTATAACCTCTTGGGACTAACACATTAAAAGGGGAAATCCTAACACCAAATACATTCTCCTCTTTTATATATTCGTTAAAAGAGATTACATTACCTTCGGGTGTTTTTCTATCGGTCTGTCCTTCGGGTATTACTGGGCTTTCGGTAACCTTTCTGCCAAACTCGGCAGTATAACCTATCTTAATCCAACCTATTCCGAATAGAATAGTATCTAATATAATGCGTTTTACTTCTTCCTTTAAGTTGATTTCTCTCCAGATGTAGTTTATTACCGCCTCTATAACGCTTGCTTTACCGAGTTCTTCTTCGGTCCTCGCCTCCACGAATATATACGGGTCTTTAAAGTAAACAGCGGGTAATACTGTCCTTACATACGCACTAACAAAATTTACATTTACGGTTTCCCTATCATTTAATATATCCTTAAAGTGGAATAATCCTGTAAATCTGTTAATATTGTCTTTCCATATCTGATGTCGTGTGTCTTTTTGGAACTTCCTATCTTGACTTATAGTAGAAATCCATTTATCTGTTTCTTTCTGGCTTAACATTAAATCCTCCCATATACATCTTCAGCCGTCAGTATGTGATAGGGGTCATTGGCGGCTAATCTCTTGGCATTTTGCCATTCGGTAAATACTTCATTCCAAGTTTTCCCCTTTGGTTTGGGTTTTTCCACCCTAAGGGGTTCTGACTTTATTACGCTTATTCTTGTTATTTGAGATAATGTGTCTAATATGTCATCGTGTTCACACATTGGGAACTGAAAATACTCATACTTGAATTGTTCTATTAAATCCTGTGTCTTATTATGGTAATTTGATAAAAACTTTAATTCTTTTGGTATTGTTATCATCTTATTAAAAAATAATCCCTGTAATCCCCTAATTCTATCGTTTTTCGTCTCCTTAGGGGAGAGTTTAACTTCCTCAATGGGAACGTAGGGGAACAAACCCTCTTTTTGACGTCTTATTATTTCTTGGTAGTCCCCCTGCATCCCAACTCTTTCGTATGAAACCCGAACTGGTTTCCATTTTTCTATCAATGATTTAAGTTTCTTTAACCTCTCGTCTAAATATAGTTTATCCCTTATACCGTCTATTATGTGTCTCTTTCCTTTAGGGTCTATTCCGACTACTAACATTACCGTATAATCTGATTTCTCTTTCTTTTCACCGGCAGGGTCTACGCATATGTAGTAATTCCAGTAATCCTGTGATGGGAAATCCCTATAAACCAGCCATTCTTCCTTGAAATCCTGATGTTCAGGGTCTATGGGGTTTAAAAGATACTGTGTATAGAACTCGTAAGGGGACATTTGACCTGATTTTAATATCTTCTCTAAACCCTCTTTGGTGTATCTTGATTTGAACGCTATATCACCGTTATTATCCCAAGCGGGTATTACTGATTTATGTATATCTGTTTTTAGTAGGTTGTTATATATATCAGCAAAGTGATATCGAGTGCCTATATAGTCCTGATAACCGTCCTCTGGGTTGTTGAATAGTGGGATAGTTAGGGCATCCCACCTTCTTGTTGCGTCTAACTGTTCTTCGTTGGTTACTGACTTCTCCCACACTATATCGTCTTTTTTCATATAATCGTAATGTCTGCCTGTTTTGGTTGTATCCACTCCGGCTGTGTCTACTGTGGGTTCTTGGAATGAGCCGGTTCTATTGGGAACTGTGAAGTGTTCGGTTGTTCCGAACTCTATCGTTCCTTCCTTATTGGGTTTAGGGCAATACTCTGGGAATAGCCACCTGAAGTCATCGTTACTTGTAAAGTGGTTTTTAATCATCCTTAGAACACCTTTAGCGTTCTCTAACTTATTATGTGCTATTAGTATTCTTATCTCTGGATTTATGAGTATTAACTGTATTGTGTGGGCTACTGTGATTATTGACGTTTTGAAATGCCCTCTTGCCCATAGCCACAACCTCTGCTTTGGGGAGGATTTTCCGTATTTAGGGTTGAAGTAGTAGTTTATTGACTCTATGTCTTTACATAGGTTTCCGTGGAATAGTGGGCATACTTCGTTATAGTGCAAGACCTTGTTCGCTAAGTAGAATAGGGCGTTCTTACACTTCTCTCTTAAGGTTTCTTTCTCGTTATTTACAAAATCCTGTATTTCCTGTTCTGTCATTCATCTCCCTCAAGCAAAGATTTCCTTTTCTGGAAATCAGGCAAAGATTTCCTTCATCCCGCAGTTCTTACACTTGAATTCCAGCATTACCGGTTCTTTATCTAAAACGTATGTATACTCTTTCTTACAAATTGGGCATACTATTTCTTTAAATATTACTTTTTTTGTTTTTCTTTTTTTACGCATTTAAATGCCTTATAACGAACGAACTCATTTTAGGGTATCCCCGCCCTTGTTTTTTAAAAAAGTCCCCTGTAATAGGCGATTTCAAGAATTTTCCTGTGTGGAATATTGCGTTTCAGCAGGGTCTAAGACCTGTTTTTTGTAGTTTGGGCAATAAACCACTTTTACCTGTTTAAATTGCTTGCAATCCTCACTACAAGTAAGGCACTTTTTATTTACACCATTAAGAACTAACTTTTTAATATTTAACATTGTTACCGAACCTTGAAAAGTTGTAGGGCAAATAGGAGGGAGAGAATATTATATATATAAGCCCCCATCACTCGCCTCGCCTCCGCATATATCGCTCAATACTTATTAAATTCAACGTCTTTATAATATATATTATGTTAACATCGTGATTATACATATGTATGGACATACGTTAATATCTACCTATTTAATGTAAGTCCTTGTTGTCATTGGACTTATGAATATCAACCTGTTTGTTAGGAATAGTCCTCAACCGCTCTATACGGTCTACTACTTCACTGGAGATTATGTTTACTTGGTTGGATTGCTGTGTATCGGTGAAGATTTTACGGAATTTGCCGAGGAGTTCTAACGCTTTTAATTTATCGTTACTCTTACGTGATGATTTAAAAACCCTTACAATCTCCTCAACAATAAAATCAATAGTAACTTTATCTAACTTAAAGTCATTTAATATGTTATCGTTAGTAATCACGCCTTTGTTGAACCTTGATGCGTTAGCTTTAGCGGAATCATAGGTATTACTTGAAGATACTGCTTTATATGCTTTGGTTTGATTAAAGCCATTGGTGGTAAGATGTTTAATATATGCTTTAGCTTTT